GATTAATGCACTTGCAGAAGAACTCGGTGATGCACACAAGATCGATCAGAATACTGAGAATGCCGAAGGTGGAGCAGATCAAATGGCTGCACACTATGGTGGTGGTTCCGGTGAGTCACTTCCTACGGGAGAGATTTCTGAAAGACGACGTCTTCATAGAAAAGCACAACTTGCCGAAAGAAAGGCAGTCCGTGCACAAAAAGAATTAAGAGAATCAAATCTATTCAATGCAAAATTGTTGTATGTAAACAAATTGATGCAACAGCATGATCTTAATAGCAAGCAACAAAGAGCTATCGTTGAGGCCCTCGATAATGCCAAAACGCTCAGAGAAGCAAAGTTACTGTACAAATCATTGACTGAATCCCTTCGTAAGCGAAGTTCTTCCTCCTCAAGAAGATTGAGTGAAGGAAAATCAAGCTCAGGATCTTCAAGCAGATCACTCCGTTCGGCAGCGCCGGCAAATACAGGTAGTGAGCTTAGTAGATGGGCCAAACTTGCGGGAATCAAGAAGTAAAGTTGTCGTAGTAACAAAATTAACAAAATTAAATTAAAAATCACGTTTTAGGAGAACATAAAAATGTCTTTTACATTAAAAACGCTGACTGAGGGCATCAGAGCACGCCATATGGGTGCCCAACACAAGAGACTAGTAGAGAAGTGGAACCGTACAGGTCTTCTTCGTGGTCTTGAGGGTCAGTCTCGTGAGAATATGTCAGTCCTGCTTGAAAACCAGGCTGCACAGCTTCTACGCGAAACAAACACTTTAGGTACCTCAGCTGGTGCCGCTTCTGGCGATATTCGCGGTTTCCAAAACATCGCATTCCCAATCGTACGTCGAGTATTCGGTGGATTGGTTGCGAATGAGTTGGTTTCCATTCAACCTATGAGCCTTCCTTCCGGACTGCTCTTTTATCTCGACTACACCTATGGTTCTGACGTTGGTGGTACTTCTGGTACTAGCTCCGACAGTGAAACATACCAAGCTGGTCAGTCAATTTATAACAACCCTGCAGGTGTAGGTGTTCGTTCTGGTTCTCTTGGAGTCGGTGGTCAGTATGACCTTGCTGGTTCTGGTTTCTCCAGACGTCACTCTAGCATTGGCAACATCACTGGTGCTGGTACTGCTACTTCTTGCGAAGTTGGTATCTTTGCTGATGATGGAACATGGGCTAAGTTGGCTACTGCCGGTGGCGATCAGAGAATTACTTCTTCTGCTCAGATTACTGGTACTAATGGTCGCTTCCTTCAGTTTGATCAGCAGATTGCCACTGCTCTTGATAACGGAACAATCCAAGAGGTTGCATTCGTTAAGCTTGAGACTGGTACTCTTCAAGATTCAAACCAGAGAGCTGCAGACCTGACAATGGCTAAGGACATCTCGATTGTCGCTGATTCCGATGCCACTGATACCAGTAACATGGTTGCTTGGGGAGAATCATACCAGGGTGGCCAAGGCGTTAAGAACCTTCGTCGATTGAACCAAATCATCAAGATTGCTTCATCTTCTGGTACTCCTACTGCTGCTCCACTTGCGAGTGTTGGTGATACTGATACTTACTTGCTTGGTGTTGTTATGAATACATCCGATAGCACTATGGTATTCGTTGGATCAGATATTGTTGATCTAAGTTTCCCAATCCTTCCAGGAAGAAATGCTGGTAACTCCGGTGATTCTTTGGTTATCCCAACTTTTGAGTCTGATTTCAACTCAGATCCTTCCCCTGCAATCCCAGAGATTGACATTAAGATCGAGTCACTTGCTGTAACAGCTGTAACTCGTAAGTTAAGAGCTCGCTGGTCTCCAGAACTTGCTCAAGACCTTAATGCATATCACTCATTGGATGCTGAGGTTGAACTTACACAGATCCTCTCCGAGCAGGTAGCTCTCGAGCTTGACCGTGAGATCCTTAACGATCTTCTTACTCAAGCAAACGGCGCTAACTTCTTCTGGAGTCGTTCACCTGGTAAGTTTGTCAACAAGGAAACTGGTGCAGAAGTTGCAAGAGCATCTTCACTTAAGCCTGGTCCTGCCTTCACTGGTACGGTTCGCGAATGGTATGAGACTCTCACTGAGACTATCATCGATGTTGCTAACCAGATCCATCGTAAGACACTCCGCGGTTCCGCTAACTTCATCGTTGTCGGTCCTGATGTTGCTACCATTCTTGAAAGCTCTGTGCTTTACAAGCCTGTGTACAGCCTCGACGGTGACGGACAAGTTGGTAACCCAATGACAATCGGTGCTGATAAGGTCGGTACTCTTAGTAACCGTTTCACGGTTTACAAAGATCCTTACTTCCCACGCAACAAGATCCTTGTTGGTTACAAGGGAGGTTCTTATCTCGAAACCGGTTATGTTTACGCACCTTACGTGCCTCTGATTGTTACTCCTACAATCTTCGCCCCTGAAGACTTCACCCCAAGAAAAGGTGTTATGACTCGGTATGGTAAGAAGATGGTTCGATCTGACTTCTACGGTACAGTAACCTGCCAAGACATGAACGTCATCTAAGGTTAATATTACC